TTCGGTTGTTTGTAGTTTTTTGGTTTTGGATGGGACATTTACAACAATATCAATCATGACTGGGACTGTTTTAGCATCGATGTTTGGTTATAATACGTTTATGATCATTCGTGGTGTTTTTATCAACAAAACAATACAAGCGGCTGAAAATATAGACGTTACAAAAATGCCAATTGTTAAACATGTAATGAAAGATAAGGATGATAAAAAATGAGTGAGGAAAAACAAAAAAAGAAAAAAAACGGCAGGCAAGGTGAAGGTGGCGGTAGAAAAGAAATAACTTTAACGCCACGACAAATGGAAGATGTAGAGCTTATGTCAATGTTCTTATCACTAGAGCAAATTGCACATCACTTTGGAATGTGTGAAAATACTTTTAGAAGCATAAGAACAAGACAGCCAGAAGTTGATTTGGTTTACAAAAGGGGAGCGGCTAATAAGATATGTGCTGTAGCAAAAAGCGCATATCAAAAAGCACTGGATGGAGACTCAAAAATGATTGAGTTTATTCTTAAAACACAAGCTGGATGGAAAAATTCAGACAATCAAGAAACAATAATTAATAATTATTCTGGTGATATTATTCATAAGATAGAGTTTGTAAGCCAAGATGAAGAAAAAAATTGATTGGCAACTGCCATTCTGGTTTAAGGACTTTGTGCGTCCAGCTAGGTACAAGGGCATTTATGGAGGCCGTGGAAGCGGAAAAAGTGAATCCGTTGCTAGATGGTTTTTATTATTGTCTATACAAAATCCAGAAGCTAATTTTTTGTGCGTTCGTGAAATACAAGATTCAATCAAAGACTCAGTAAAAGGAACCTTAGAATTAATAATCAATGATTATGGTATTAAAGATTATTTTAATGTTCTAGAAAATGTCATATATAGAGTTAAAAATGGAGAAAGGCTTGGTAGTTTTGTATTTCGAGGAATAAAAGATCATAGATCAGCCGACAATTTAAAATCCATGACAAAATTTGATTACGTCTGGATTGAAGAAGCCCATAGCATATCAAAATATGGCTGGGATATATTAGAGCCAACCATAAGAAAAGCAAACTCGGAAATTTGGGCAACATGGAATCCAGATTCTGAGTATGATCCTATTGATGTCTTTTTCAGAAAAGACCTTCCAAGCTCAAATGTTTTTTCTAAAGATGATTATGTTGTTAAACATGTCAATTATACAGATAACAAATGGTTTAAAGACACAGCCATTTATAAAAGTATGTTATTGTCTAAAGAAAATAATTATGATGAATATTGCTGGAAGTGGCTTGGGCATTACAACAAAAAAACAAAAGCTCAAGTTTTTCAGCGTGATTTACATTATTTTATTTTAAATAATATTGAATTTGATGATATTATCAAACAAAAAATATCAAAAAGACTTATTGCACACGGCTATATTGGATGTGACTGGGGAACTAATGATCCCATGGCTGTTGTCAAAGGTTATGTTGACACAATAAACAAAGAAATATACATTGTTAGAGAGTTTTATCAAGTGGGTGTAGAGGTTGATAGCATCATATCTGCCATTCGTAGCGTAAACATAGAAAAAGATGTTAGACATTGCGTTGGAGACAGCTCAAGACCTGATCTTATTCAATTGTGCAAACGTAGTGGTATTGCGATAACACCAGCAAAAAAAGGGGCTGGATCTGTTGCTGAAGGTATATCAAAATTAAAAAGATATAGTATTTATATCTCAGAAAATTGTAAAAACTTAATATATGAGTTTGATAAATATTCTTACAAAGTCGATAGAGATGGAAACATCTTAAATGAATTGCTAGACAAAAATAATCATGCTATAGATGCAATTCGATATTTTATGGAAAAAATTAATGAAGGGGCTATTGAGTAATGTTAAAAAAACTTAGGTTAAAAATTGCAGAAAAACTACACCCAAATTTTGATGAGTTCAAAAAAAAATCCGAATTAATTAACAAAATACACAACAATCATCTAGCTTCAAAAGCATTTGCAAAGATTGTTGATTATGTTTATAGTTTCCAAGATAAAATTTATCTAACAAAAAATAAAGAACAAGAGAAAAGGCAAATAAAAACACAAGATGGATATGATTCCTATTGTGATAATAAAGATATTTCCGATTATTTTCATGATAGATATAAATATAATCTATGCTCATTGTCTGATATGTCACAAGATCCTTTGATTGATAAAATTATTAGGATGCCAGCAAGTGACGCGTTATCGTCAGGATATAAAATAAACTGGGAAGATGACGTTCCAGAACATGTTAAAAATACAATTGAAAAATCTTTGATTGATTATAATGCAGATAATGTTATAAGAAAAGCAATAGAAGATGAAAGAATTTACGGTACGGGTGTAATTTTGCCTGTTTTTAATGCTTTTGATGCTGATGGAATAAGAGATAAAAACAAAGAAAGAGATTATTACTTTAAAAAGTACCAAAAAAATAATATTGCAATACATAAAAACTTTACAGGGTTTAGAATATTATCTGTTGAAGATATGAGTTTTAACAACATTGAATATAATGATATATTAAGCCCTTCATATAAAATACCTATGTCTATCAATATAAATGGTTTTAGTATCCACACAAGCCATTTAATAAAACTAAAAAGCCGCAAAAAACACGGAAGACTATCATCTACAGATTATTTTATCGGACAATCTGTTGTTGCTCAGGTTGTGCGTGAAATATACAACTGGGAGACATCAAGCAAAGTAAGCATTGACTTGTTAAAAACAAAAAGAGATAAAGTACTATCTGTGTCAAAAGAAAATATGCAAGACATGAGTTGTTACATGGGCTTGGATGCAACTGAATCTTTTGGCTCAATGAATGGTTCAAGATATATAGAACAATTACAATCAATGAGCAATGACACAACAATGGTCATTCAAAACGGAGACGCTTTAAGTGTTTTACAAACAACTTTGTCTGATGTTCCAAATTTAAACGAATACTTAATGCGCAACATTGCAGTTGTTACACAAATACCCATAACCAAACTATTTGGCGCGTCTCCAGCGGGCTTAAGCTCAACAGGTGAGAGTGATACTAAAAACTACTCACAGTATCTTAAATCAATCCAAAACGACCTCATCAGGCCATCTTTGCAACATATGGTAAAAATAATTGCAGACATGTATGACTTTGATTGTTTTGGTTGTTCGATTGAGTTTAATCCAATTGATGCACCAACTCAATCTGAGCTTATGGATAATTTATCAAAACAAGCAAATGCTATTAAAACGTTAATTGACGCTGGTGTTTTAACAGAAGAAGAATCTAGACAGTTATTAAACGATACTGAAGGGAACGGTATTGTTGGATTAAAAACGATTGAATATGAAGAAGAGGAAGATGATGAAATCAACTAAACAATGCAGGGATATAATTAAAGAATATGAAGGGTTTAGAGATACTACATATTTGTGTTCTGCTGGTAAAAAAACGATAGGCTATGGCTGTATTGTGCACTCAGAAAGCGATAAAAACATTGTCATCATTCTGATGGATGGTTCTAAACAAGAGTATAAAAAACCTCTTTCAAAATCAGACTTTGAGGATATGTTTAACAAAAATTTGGATACTTTAGATTCAAAAGTAAGAGAAGCATTAGGTAAAGATGTAAAACAAAGCCATTTTGATGTTATGGTCTCACTTGGGTTTAATATCGGAATATCTGCAATATCTCATTCAACGGCTTTAAGAGAGTTAAAACTTGGAAACTTTGAAAAAGCAAGAAATGCTATAGGCTCGTGGAATAAAGCAACAGTAAACGGTAAAAAAGTCGAGATAAAAGGTTTAACAAACAGACGTAAAAAAGAACAACTAATGTTTGACGGCATCTATAATGCCTAAACGAATTAAAGCAAAGCTAACAAAAAAGAAAAAAGAGTATGGTGAGTCAAGGTCTGCTGGATTCGTTTTTGTTGGCGAACCTGTAAAACTTGAAGTTGTTGAGGGACAGCTATATAAATACAGTATTATGCTGCAACTTAAAAAGTTAGACAAAAAAACAAGAGACCTTGCTTTAAAGATAATAAGAGATTATCCAAACATACAAGATGCCTCTAGCCAGATCAGAATATTATTTAATAATTTTGATGTGTCTGATATATCATCAAAAATAAAAAAAGAAACAATAAAACACTTAGAAAAACTTGATAAATTAAACACAAAAAATGTCAATTTATCTATAAAAAGCATGACTGGTAAATTTATATCAATCACTCCTTCAGAATCATCAAAAGCTATTTTAAAGTCTTCAATTGATGAAATTTTGTTGTATTATGATAGTTTAACGTCGGACATTATTGACAAATACCGTAATTTGTTAAATAATGCGGTAGTAAACGGGATTGATAATCAATCTATAAAAAATTCAATTATAGAAACAGTTTCATTCTCGGAAAAAAAAGCATCTAGAGTTGCAGAAAATCTTGGAAGGTCACTAACGTCTGCATTAACAAATCAACGCATGAAAAATGCTGGAATTAAAAAGTTTAAGTGGATGCATAGTAGCGCAGGAAAAGCTCCAAGGAAGCTTCATGTTGAATATGATGGACAATTATTTAGTTTTGATGATCCACCTGTAATTGATGAAAAAACTGGTCAAGTTGGTTTGCCTGGGCAGTTAATAAATTGCCGTTGTAGAGCAATCCCAGTTTTAGAAGTTGAAGGAGACGATACAAATGATGAAACAAATTAGGGAACAAAGTATACTATATAAAGATGTTCCTATAGCAAGATCTGGAATATATAAGTACACGGGCGAAGAGTTAGGAGTTAATCCACCAAACAAAGTTTTTAATGTCCTTCGTGATCCAAAAGATTACTCGCAAGAGTTTTTGGATAGCTTGTCATTAATTCCTTTGTTAGACGATCATCATGATGGAAAACATGGGGCATCAGAAAATAAAATTGGCGCAATTGGTAGCAATGCACGCATTGATAGTCAAGGAAAAATCATAACTGATGTTTCAGTTTTTGATGTTGATGCTGAAGAAAAAATCAACATGGGCAAAAGAGAATTGTCTATGGGTTTTTTGTCAGATATACTAAAAGAAGATGGTGTTTATAATGGTATTAATTATCAATATAGACAAATACCAATCAAAGCTGAACATGTTGCACTTGTTGATGAAGGAAGAGCAGGTAAAGAGGTTAAATTACACGATGAGCGAAAATCGCTTGATCGTAAGTTGTTTTTTGATCGTTGTAAATTTTCAAATGAGGATGCTATGGGCGAGACTGAAAATGATCTAACATTGTCTGATTTAATGAAGGCAATGGAAGAAATAAAGGGTATGATGGCTGGGTTAAATGAACGACTAACAGTAGTTGAAAACTCAGACAAAAAAATGGAAGATGATGGCGAGGAATTGATGGCAGGAGCTGATTTAAGCATCATCGATCCCGTGAAAGTTGGGGAATCTGTAGCTGAAAAATTGGCAGAAGATATTCCTCAAGCTGTTGAATTAATGGTAGAGCAATCTTTGGGGCAAAACATTGATTTAACAGAAGAACAAAAAACAAATATTGAATCAGCGGTTCAAGCAATTGTTCCTGATGTTGCTGAAACTACTACAACAATTGTTGAAAAAATGCAAAACAATGAACCTGAACAAATGCAAGACATCACAAAGATTCAAGATGCAGCAATATATAAACTGCGCAAAGAAGAAAAACTGAAAGAATCTTTGTTGAACAATATGAACGCTTGTGGGTTCAAATTTTCTATTAGCGCAGGAGAAACGTTTGCAGAAAGCTCTGAGCGGGCAAGATTAAAGTATTGCGCAGATACCAAAGCGCAAATACCTTCTGGTGTAGATATGATCACTTTATTGACTGGTGTTCGTATCACAAAAAGACATTATGATAGCG